GCTCCCAAATAGCTGTACATCCTCTTTATCTAACATAGCGTTGCGAGTTCGCATTCTCGCTTCTCTTTGCTAGCACACACGGGTGCATAGCTTTCTAGCAGTACAAACATGCTAGTAGTGTGTGGTAACAACCACACACATATATTTACAATATTTACATGTGCATGATTGCACTGTCTCTCTTGGAGACTATAGGGGTAAGTTGGGGTATCGAGGTGCTAACTGATACGCATCCACCGCGCCCCCTATGGCGCTAGTGGAACCCAAACTTGGTGCATTGAAGGGTCCTCCCCTCACATACACCAGTGGTGTGGAGCATAGATAATAAGCCAATTGAGCATCATCCCCTGCTCGTATGGAAAATTTACTGTTTTGCGGGCCATATAGCACAGGCCTAGCAAAAGCTTGAGCGTCAATACTGGTATACTCCACAATAGTACCAGTGTCATTGATGTTTTTCACGCACGGATTCACCATAATCTTCTTTGTTTGGCTATAAAAGGGCACTTTGAAATGATTGTAAGGCCCAGCTTCGCAAATAACTGATCCAGTCCCTAGAAGACCATTGCTAGGATCATCTTCATCAACCAAAGTCACAAAAGTCTCTGGTCTCTGATGTGTGATGTCGTCTGTTTGACCTGTCAAAGGTGACTGATCAAAAGACATCACATCATAGCAAGTCGAACCTCTCGCAAACAAATAACAATTTGTAATGATGGCCCTAGAGCTTTTCTTAAAAGACCCAATATGACGCGAACCAGACACCGTATTATATTTACCAATAAAGCTAGGCGTTTCAAACCACATTGGCAGCTTAACTGGCTTGTATGGCTGCGTGTATGGGTATAGTGATGACCACTCTGCTCTGGAAATCATTTGTTTCAATGACAAAACCCTCTCTCCTATACAAGCACAATCAGGTTCAATCTTATCATGGTTACCCTGGTTTATCGGCCCTCCAGATTGGGAAACCACCAACTCAGATTCAGGAAGTTTATAACCCCCAACTTGCTCTGACCTGAAATCAATGGCTGGGTCAACAATGTAGTCACCCTGTGATGGAAAAGCATACTCCATCCCATCCTGAGCTACCACCTCAATGGCAAACTCAACAAAATTGTCTACATTGTCTGGTGCTGTTAGCCTATCCACCATATGGATCGTGAACACGCCATACGGCTCACCAACTTCACAATACGGTTTGTTGTAAATGTAAGGACACTCAAATTCAATCTCATTGTCCTCCCTCAAATCCCAAATAGTGACTTGAGAATACAAATCCATTTCAGTTTGCTCAGGCACATACAGTTTCCTATCACTGTGGGATATGTCCGTATAAGGGGTGAAAACAAGTGCCAATCGACCAGCATGGAATCTAGTCTTGTTGCACTTTACCTTGAATTTAAATCCACCCCTAAAATACTTAAACATCGTCCCCAACATAAAGTTGGGTGTCGTATCCACTGGTAAACCATTTTCCAGGAAAAAAGGTTGTTCTAGGCCAGCAGAAAATGACACATTCTTAGGGTCCAACCAATGAATGGGTGGCCTGGACAAAATGGTACTCGAGGTCAAAATCTGGTTAACTGAATACATGGCTTCAGGACATAAAGAAACCATAGCCTGCAAACCTGAATTAGTTGTTCCTACCTTGAAGTATCCAAGAAACGCAGGCCTGGTTGCAACAAAGTCGATGGCCATTTCATCAATGTCCACACCACCCATATTGGTAACCAAACCTAACTTATTGTCCTGTAACAGGCCCATGTTGAAAGACGTATCTGGCCCATCAGCATTGTTTTGGTAATGGTTTTGTGACTGCCAAAATCTAGCGTTCTGCTCCAGTTGTAGAGGCCTTGAATATCCAAAAGCAGCCACAACATTTCCTGCCACTCTAGTGGCCCAAGATACTGGTCCTGCAATATCTCGCAAAAGTGGAATCTTTCCCAAAACACCAGTAACCTTAGAAATGGCGTACAGTGGTCCAGACAAAGGGCCACTCCTCTGAGTGTCTTCTTCCTTGGAAGGGCCACCTGATTGTGCTACCACAGCTGCGCCTCCAAACTCGGCAAACATATTACCAACACCTCCACTGACATCTTGCCATTCTATCTGTGTTGTAGATCCAGTTTTTGTCACTGCAACAATCGGTCCAACATATGACCCGGAAGTTGTGGCATAAACCACTGCTCCTGATGCAGATTTGCCTGGAAGTTTTGTAGCATAACCTGTCACTACCGCATCTCTAGAAACATAAACGCCACCTAGCTCAAATTCATAAACCTCACTGGCAGTTCCAGTACTGTCGGATGTGGTCAAAGTTCCAAATGTAAATCCTGTCAAATCTGTAGGTGCAATCGTCATACTATCGTATGAGACAACGGTACCCGCTTCAAAGTCAGTTTTGACCAAATCAGGGTTGCGAGCTCCAATAATCTCCAAATCCTCTAGCCAAGTGTATATAGTCACCCTAGGAGATGAAGTAGTAACGGCTCTACCTACAGGTAGATACTGTGTATATGACACTTCACCTAGCGTCATATGTTGAATGTCTTCAAACTCAGAAGAAAATATAGGCATGTATTCTAAATAACTAGTATACTTCACTTTAAAATCCACAGCTGTGTCCTTAGAAAAATCCATCTCAACACCTGGTAACTGAGTATAATAATTAGGTTTCGACATATACTCTGTATTCCTATTAGTTGAAAGAACATTATCAACATGTTTTGATGGATTGTAATACATCCTGCCTCTACCCCCCACCTGAGGAGCTGCGGCAAGAACAACCCTAAAACACGTTGTAGCTCTAAATCCTAAAGCACCTGCAAACCTAGACCCAATCTGGAAATTAGATTCAAAGAAATTCCAATCTAAATCAAAAATCGGTTCATCATCACCTAATTGTCCAATGAACTCAGGATTGTAAGTGCCCACAAATTTAGGTCTTTTCAACATATTCCTAACATCCCCCAACATTTCCTCCGAGGAATGGGAAAATTGGGGGTCTTCTCTAACTTGATTCACTGCTGCAAACTTCTCTCCCTGAAAAGTGGAAGTTTCAGTTTGAACAGTATTACTGGGGGCAGAGAGTTCCATTCCAGTATCAATAATATCTTCATTCATAATTTCAGTAAGCTATAATCTTGGGACCCACGCAAGCGCGGTTATCATAATTGCTCAAATCGATATCCCATAGTCAATTGCTCTGGATTTTAGGGGGGCTGCCCCTGTGCATCCTAAGCAGTAAGGCTAAAAAGCCAACACATTCTTCTAAGGTTCCGTCACTAAATATACTTAAAAATTGACAATTGGTCGTATATAAGCCGTATATAGCCCTAGAAGTCATATGGTGATTCAGCACTTCTGAATCGTCGCTGGTAATCCTCCCTCATACAATGTTGAGGGGTGTACCTCAATTTATCCTTCACAACTTTTACAATTGTGGGATAATACTCATCCCATACGGATGGGTCATGCGCTGATAGCTCAGTCAACATGGTTTCCACATTAGCCACCAATATGTGATTGCTAACCTCAGCAGTTGCCAAACTATTGGTAGCAATCCAATATGGGCTCTCCAACGCGGAAGGTAAACTCAGCGGGGCATAAGTGTAAAGCACTCCAGTGCCATCACGTCCAGTGACATTTTCCCTCCTAAATCCACGCTTGAGAAAAGTGCATGGCAAATGTTCACTAAACAATGATCTAGTTGGTGCCTCGGCCTCATGCTTTGTGTCAGTTGTGTACGTCATGCCATAATTCTTCATGGCCCCCTGCAAGGTTTCCTGATTAAAATAATTGACAGCTTCGTCACTGACAGCAGACAAATTATCATCACCAAAAAAGAAACCTTTAACATTATCTTGAAACTTTCCTCGAAGGTTCTCAGGCACCAAGTCATCGTAACACATAATAAACAATACCATATTGTAAATGTTGTTGGCAGTAGTGGTCATAGGGTGACCAGATGGCAAAGACTTAAACCATTGAACAACATGATTGATCTGACACGAATCTCCAACAATGTGTCTAGAATGTGTCAAATCCAACCACAATGTCCTACGAATAGTAGCGTTAACTGGACCATCATCATACCAATCATTGATTAGCTCAACCATTTCATTGTAAATAACTTGTTGGGCGTTAGCATCAAATGCTTTGTAATCCCCAGCAATAATGTTATCACTGACCAAATGCAATCTTTCAGCTAATTCTCCCCATTCCTTGTATGGGTTTATGCCCAAGCAACAGCCAGTGTCAAATCGTTTATCCATCAGTGCAGCAATGAAACTACCAAAATACATGCGGACACATATTAAGTATTCCAAGTTTGTTCCAAAAACCGCCCTAACTTTGCCTTGCTCAATCTTTTCAATTGGAAGTTTCTCCCTCTTTAAAATGGTTTGACACAAATGTTCATCCCTGTAGCCGCGGGATGCATTAAGAATAATCGAATCAACCCGTTTAAAAAGAGCTTCAGTCGCAGCATTATCCAAATCAAAACTGTCGCCTGTTCCGAAAAACATGGTTTTGGGCTGGCAATGTGGCCACCCAGCACCTGATTTCCTGTTAATTGACCCTATATAAGCGTTATCAGGAACGCCTATGACAGCTTCCTGCTTAGATAAAATTAACCTGGAACAATCACTAGTAGGCTCACCAATAATGCGGTAAGCTACATGCATAGCTCTTTTAATTTTGGATTGTGGAAATAACAAAACTTCTCCACCATACTTGATTAGTGACCCTGGTAACTTTTGTCCAATTGGGTTAAAATCAACAGGTCGGCGAGTACTTGCACTCCAACCTCCAAACAAGCTGGACTTAACAAACCCAACCTTTGAAGAAAAATTAATCGAAGGTTTCACCCTATACCTAGGGACCCACGAAGTGAGCCCTTTAAATGCTGGGTGCATACTAAAACTCTCAGCAATAATCAGCGATTCGTCCAATTCATTTTCATGAATGACAAGTCGACCAATCTTATCCTGCAAGAGTTTTATACCTCCAAGTATATCTTCTTGGGTAATGGCACTAGAAAAAGCGTCTGTGCCAGACACTAAAGCACCAGTATGGAACCCCATAATACATCTACCCTGAAAACATGTGATAGACGGTCCCGTCACCAACGGGCTTCCACAATCTCCAAACTGGGTGTGTATGGCATATCTCCAACAACCTCTTACAGAATACGAGGTATTAACTCGCACTTCCAATTTTTCTTGATACTGGGTTGCATCAGTTCCCCTATACACCATACTTGGAGATGAACCAGATCCTACTGATACCAAAACAGAACTAAACCGTTTATTCCGTTTTAAAGTTTCCACGTCCGAATTTGTTAAAAACTTTTTAGTCATGTCAGTAACTTGTATGCTAATTGGAAAATGTACTAATGACAAATCCTTATTCTCAATCTCAATTCTCTCGTAATTAATGAATTCCTTAGCAAGAACCTTCACATACAACCTATTATTTGAACCATGACGAAGAACCAACTCATCATTTGCTGCCTCAGGATGTTGAGCAATATGATCACCAATCAATCGGTAATAATGAGTTGGCACCAAAACTGTTTGAGCAGCCAGAGCCATAACATGTCCAATCTTAAAAGGTTTTGAAGTTTCCCAAGTAATAGAATAAACATTCTTGGCAATATGTTCATATAAAGCAGGTGAGTTAATAGGATCTGTCTTAATCCCCAAAATGTTAGCGTCTGCATAAGACACACCTTGTGTTTCCACTTCTTCACTTCCAAACAAAGGAGAAATTATAGCATCAACTGCAAATCTCATAATTCTTAGGGTAACCATTAAAATTCCTCCACCAAGAATGTACTTCAATATAGGGTTCTTCTCTAAGAACGATTCCTCATTAAACAAATTCTCGTGTAATGTGTTCCTCAAATTTTTTGTTTCCCTAGACAATGTTGACAATATTCCCCTGATTTGCTTAACAGCTGAAAAATCCTCTTGGGTCATATCAAAATCTATTAAAAACCTTTCATTGTAGGTAACCCCTGAAATGTCACGAATGGTTTTGACAATATTTGAAACAACATTATTGCACTTTCGGTTCCAAACTGGCCCAAAGTAAGACTTTATAGTTTCAACAGCAAATCCATCATCGTGTTCATTAGGCTTACCCGAAGATGATAACATGCCTTTTGCTAGAGCATGTTGGTAAACCAGACCTTCATTGATGGTAACAATTTCTCGCTTCCCAAATCCAGGAAATGCTTGAGCTTGCACACCTTCAGGAAACCTTTCTTTAATTGCTTCAAAGAAGGTGTTTCTGTTTGCATCATCCAACGTTTTATGCATCTCTTGGTTGAATTTTATTGAGCGGACAATCTTCGATATAACTTCTTTAAAAGTATATTTATCGTCAGAAGTAATACCTGTATCGTAATTATGCTTATAAAACTCCCAAGCCTGTTCAGGTAAAAAACCCTCATTAAGTGCAATGTGCTCGTTGATTTTATCAACGTCTAGCCCATCCTGCGCAAAATGCTTACCTTCACCCTGCAAATGGGCTTTCCTGAATTCCTTTGCAATGCCAACCTTGTAACCGTGACCAACTCTTCTGGTCACAGCTTCAGGGTTATATACAGTTTGTGACGCACGTTCTCTCAAATTGTTGGTATTTGTTGTAGCAATGACACAAATGCTCCTAAAGAACTCTTTACCTTTTCTTTCAAGATCTGGCATAGGCAACTCAAATGACCAACCATTGACCATTCTAACCAATGAACTACATTCATCACCAGGTTGACCCGCCAAAGAAATCTTCATGAAAGCATCATCAATAACACAAATAGGTTGGCCACAATAGCTGGAAAAGAATTGGTCCCCATCTGCAGGAGTGTAAACCCCTGCCGCTGGTTCTTTGCCTAAGCTGGCTAACTTTTCCTTTGATAAAACATTCGCCATAATATTCATGGCTAAATGATTAACAAAAAGACTTTTGCCAGCTCCAGATGGGCCACAAAACAATGCAAATTCTGGCTTAACTCTAGAATTCACAGCAGCAGAAAACGCCGCACTGTTTAAATTGCATAATGCCCTCAACCTACTTAATGAGCGCCCCATGATCTGATTCACATCACGATTATTCTTGTACAATTTATGCAATGCTTCTCCTTGGTTAACCAATTGCCTCAATAAGGAAACAGAATCAATATCCATGGGTCTGTCACACACACTATATTCTGTCACAATATGTTCAACAGAATCAACCCATGCATCAACTTCTCTCTGTCCAGATTTGAACAAAGAAAACTTTGCTGTTGAACCACATATTTTACTTAGAAAATTGATAAAGTTTTCAACCATTTCTAATGCAAACCGAACAAAATCGGAAACCTTAGTGGCCTTGTACGCACCTTCACTGGCATTCTTTATGGCAGACATTAAATTAGAATCGACACAAGTTCCACTCTTGAACATGTCCAATACATGCCCAGCTCCCTTGAGACCCAAAATAGTAACAGTTATGGAAGTGATGACATTCTTCACGTTATCCATATTAAGTTGAAAACCACCTTGAGACTCAACTGTTTCTGATTCATCGTCAATTCCATCATCATCCCGTTTGAAAAGATCCATAATAAGGTCTTTAACCTGACCAAAAACCAATGGAGATATAGTAACCATAATTGTCAACAATATATTGACAAGAGATATATATCTTTTTCCTTTGGTTCCTAAATATACAATTCCAGCAAATATAGGAACAAACCACACTAATCTGCTTATGGCTGATGTCATTGCCCCAAGAGTGTCAGAAAGGGAAGTTCCAATATTTTCAAATGTATCCACTGCCGTTCCAAAATGGTTATTGAAACAACCCAGAACCTGATCCTTAAACGCTATGAGTAAATCACTTGTGCTCTGACCAACCTTGTGAACAACTGGAATACCAAAATTAAATCCCTGACTTTCCACAAATCCATCAAAAAGTGTAGAATACTTATCATCTCGTTTTCCGATCAAAGTTTCTTTCATCTTTTTCTTCTGTTTCTTCTCCAAATTCTCTCTCATTCGGGCAGCATTTATTGCTTGCGCCCGATCCTTAATCGCCATGTCTAAAGCCCATTTGACCTCGAGATGTTGCTTCTTAGTCAAATATGTTGAGCGAGGTTTTGCCAAGTTCTTCAACTCAGCTGTGGTGTGTGTGTGTTGTGGTGCCATGCTCATAGTCCTTTAAACCATAAGCAAGACACCAAACACACACACACCACACTTCAAAGAGTGTGATGTGTGGTGTCTGGTGCGACACAAAGGTGTTACCACCCCACGTAAACGTGGTCCTATACGGCTGCTCAAACATTTTCCAACAATATGCCCATACATATGCTGGTAGTAATCATTGCGAGACGCAGGCTTCGAGTCGACTGTCTTGCTGCCCTTCCTTACGAAGTGGGGCATAGGGTGTTTTGTTTAAAAGTTTACAATTTGATAACTAGGTGTACTCTAGCTGGCTTGAAGTGCAGGATCTTCCCCTGCAGGTTTGCCCGTTCGCCACCGGGTGCCTATTGTTACCTAATCAGGCTTTGTTTTGTTTGAAGCTTGGTTTGTTGTCATTAAAATAATACGCTTATATAACAACCAATCTGACTGACATGTGGTTTCCAACTGAGTGTTTAAACTCAACCGGACCTACATACACCATCAAAAGGGTAATTAATGTAAAACATACAATATAATGAACAACGTAAGTTGCTTCGGCCGTTCTCGGCCAGCGAGTTAACATCCCCC